ACCTAAAATCCATCATCGTCTCTGTGGCTTTCGCGGCCTACGTGCTCGGCCTTGAACCGCGGCGGCGCATATTCTCAATCAGCTATGGATCCGAACTGGCCTCAAAGCACGCGAGTGACTTCCGCTCGATCGTGGAGGCCCGGTGGTTCAAGCGGGCTTTCCCGGAGATGCGCATCACGCGGAGCCTTGAGGACGAGGTCATTACGAGCTCAAAGGGATTCCGCAAGTCGACGTCCGTCGGCGGGACACTCACCGGACTTGGCGGTGACCTCTTCATCATCGACGACCCCCAAAAGCCCGTGGAAGCACAGTCGGAGGCGCGCCGGAACTCACTCAATAATTGGGTTAGCAACACCCTGATGTCGCGACTCGACAACAAGGAGACGGGCGTCATCATCGTCGTCATGCAGAGAGTTCACATGGACGACCTGTCTGGCTATCTCCTCGCTGGCGGCGGCTGGGAGCTGCTGAGCCTGGCGGCCATAGCGACCGAAGATGAGCAAATTTCGACGGGGTACGGACAGTTCTACCGGCGGCGGCGCGATGAGCCTCTGCACGGCTCTTATGAATCGCTCGACACGCTTCTCGCCCTCAAGAGATCGCTCGGCAGCGATAATTTCTCAGCTCAATATCAGCAGGCTCCCGTCCCTGCTGGCGGCCTGATGATCCAGCGGTCCTGGTTGCGGTTTTATCGGCCCGACCAGCTACCCAAGCAGACCTACCGAACGAAGATCGTCCAGAGCTGGGACACAGCCGCCAAAGATGGCGGTCAGAATGACTATAGCGTCTGCACGACTTGGCAGGTCGAAGGTGACGACTTCTACCTCATCGACATGGTTCGGGACCGCTTCAATTATCCGCGCTTGAGAGATACCGCTGTTGCGCTCGCACGGCGCTTCAGGCCTCATGCGGTACTTATCGAAGAGGCCTCTACAGGTACCTCACTTGCTCAAGAGCTACGCGGGCTCGTAAAGACCGCGATACGGCCAATCAAGATCGAGCATGACAAGGTCGGCCGTCTCTACGTTCAGCAAGCAAAATTCGAGAGTGGATGTGTCTTCTTCCCGAAGGATGCCGAATTCATGCCTGACCTTCTCGCCGAGCTTTTATCCTTCCCACAAGGTAAGACTGACGACATCGTCGACAGCGTCAGCCAGGCTCTGGGTTATCAGCGGGGCGGCTACGACACGTCGTTTGACTGGGTCGGCGACGTTACCGATCTGCGGTTCAGAAGTCCTTGGGGACTATAGCCTTCCCTGGCAGGTGCGTCCGATATGAGGTCAGTAAATCCTCCAAGGCGCTCTGACAGCGCTCGCGGCTACCGGGCCGGCTGTCGCTGTTAGTTCTTGGCAATTAGCCGCGCAATCGGTGCGGATCCGATCCGCATCCTTCGCGAACTTACGGCAGCGTCCAGGCGCGCATCGATCCGAAAGTGATCGAGAACCCTCCGACGAAGCCATAAGATTGCTCGGAAAAGACTGGCTCTCGAGCGGCATTGGAGCGATGTGTCAGGCGAGAGGAGCCCGCCTCATGGACCAAGCCGCCGCAGATGTCGCCATCAAAGCCTGTCTCCGCAAAATTCGCGATCGTGCCGCACAGGTAGGTGCGGCCAGCGATGTGGCCCTTCTCTGTGCGGACAAGTGCACGTTGCTCAGGCCATTGAAATCTGCCTCGGTATCGAACAGCCGCTTTATGAGGCCTCACGCTTGCTCGATGCCGCAAGCCTGTTGAACCGATTATCTAGATCTGGATGACCGCTGAAGCTTCTATCGCTAGGCCGATCCATCATCTGCCCTAACTCAGAGCAATCTATCTCCTTCCCCGCCAGCGCCTCCTCGCCTCCGCGGCCTTGCAGTCGTGGGGCGGCATGTCGCCGCTTCGTGCACAGGAGATTCATATGACGGACGAGAAACCCACCACGAATTCTGCGTCTACGCGCAAACAGCAAGTTGTCAAACCAACCTCTTCCAAGCGGGCAGTAGCCGGCAAACAACGCCCCGAGGCCAAGGGCACCAAGCAGGAGCGAGTGCTCGGTCTCCTCAAGGAAGGCACCACCATCGCCGCAATCATGAAGGCGACCGGCTGGCAGCAGCATTCCGTGCGCGGCTTCTTCGCCGGCGTCGTGCGCAAGAAGCTACTCCTCAATCTCACATCGAAGAAGTCCGAGACTGGCCGGATCTACCGGATTGGCGCGGGCCAGACGGCCAAGCCTTCGAAAGCCGTTGCGCGCAGGGCGCGCTGATGGAGGTGGGCTCCAACGCGAAGGTGGAGGCGGAACTCGACCGCCTCCCCTCGATGCACATCGTCGAACTGCGCGCGCGGTGGCGCACGCTATTCAAATCCGAGCCCCCGAAAGCATTCGGTCCCGACCTCCTGCGTCGGAGCATCGCCTATCGCATCCAGGAGGCTGCCTATGGCGGTTTCGACCGGGCGACGAAGCGCTTGCTGCGCCAACTGAAGGCCCAGATGCGCAAGAAGCCAGGCAAGATCGTATTACCCCGCCGCATCAAAGCGGGCGCAGTCCTGGTCCGCAGATGGAAGGGAGAGAGCCATCGCGTCATGGTGCTCGATGAGGGCTTCGCTTACGCGGGCAAGACCTATGAGAGCTTGTCGGTGATCGCCCGGGAGATCACCGGCACCCGCTGGAACGGCCCCCGCTTCTTCGGCCTGCGCGGCGAGAAGGAGTGACCCATGCCGGCCAAACCCGCCAAGATCCTGCGCTGCGCCATCTACACCCGCAAATCAACCGACCACGGGCTCGAGCTAGAATTCAACTCGCTCGACGCCCAGCGCGAGGCCTGCGAAGCCTATATCAAGTCGCAAGCCTCCGAGGGCTGGCGGCCCCTGCCGGAGCGCTACGACGACGCAGCCTACTCCGGTGGCAACCTCGAGCGCCCCGGCGTCAAGAAGCTTCTGAAGCACATCGAGGCGGGCAACATTGACGTCGTCGTCGTCTACAAGATCGACCGACTGACCCGCTCCCTGGCGGACTTCGCCAAGCTGGTCGAGGTATTCGACGCCAAGAAGGTGTCCTTCGTCGCCATCACCCAGCAGTTCAATACGACCACGTCGATGGGCCGCCTTACCCTGAATGTGCTCCTGTCCTTTGCCCAGTTCGAGCGCGAACTCGCCTCCGAGCGGGTCCGGGACAAGATCGCGGCCTCGCGCAAGAAGGGCAAATGGACTGGCGGGAGCGTACCGCTCGGCTACGACACCAAGGACAAGCGCCTCGTCGTCGATCCGGCCGAAGCCAAGACCGTCCGGCTCATTTTCGAAAGATACCTGGCGCTGAAGTCATTCCAGAAAGTGATCGACGAACTCAATAGACGACGCATCGTCACAAAACTGAGGCCCATCAAAGGCCGCGTCTCCGGCGGTGTGCCGTTCACGTTCGGCCCCCTCGCCTATCTCCTCAGAAATCGTACATACCTCGGCGAGACCGGTCACGCCGGCAAGTGGTTTCCCGGCGAGCACGAGGCGATCCTCGACCGCAGCACGTTCGACTCGGTCCAGGAACTTCTCAAAACGAACGGTGCCGGGCGCCGCGGGCGACGGCAGCAGGTGGGCTCTTTGCTCGCCGGCCTGCTCTATGACGATCAGGGCAACCGAATGAGCCCGACATACTCGACCAAGAACGGTGTCCGCTATTTATTCTACGTGAGCACCAATCTGCTGAAGGGGCGGAAGGACAAGGTCGGCTCCGTCGCACGCGTCTCCGCGACTGGCATCGAACAGACGGCACTCGTTGCCCTGCGGAAACTTCTGCCTTCAGATGAGCAATTTGACGGGCTCACACCACGCGATCTCTTGGAACGCACGGTCGAAAGCATGACCGTGCGCCCCGACAGATTAACGCTCACTCTGAAGCCGGATTTTTCGTCGACGCCCGTTGAGGTATTGTGGTCGGCACCTCCGGCCTACGTACCGCCGAGAATCGAGGGCGATACGAAAAATGCGAGTAAGCCCGACGAAACGCTCGTGCAGGCAATCACCCGGGCGCACCTCTGGCTCGATCTGTTGACCGCCGGCACGTACGCATCGATCGAGGAGCTCGCAGTTGCCGTCGGAGTACATCCGAAAGTCGCCCGTAACCGGATCAGACTCGCGCTCCTGAGCCCTGCCATCACCAGGGCATGTTTGGCAGGCGAGCGTCTCGAGAGAACCACTCTTGCAGACCTGA